GCCGATGCGAAAAAGATGTTCACAGATAAAGTGGTACCAATTTCAATCAATTATCCATTCTTTTTCAGACCAATACAGGACGGTATGGATAGACCGAAAACAGAACTTGCCTACAGGGTTCCCGCATCAAAATTTACCAGAAAGAGATTCGATTCAAAAGATAGACCTCAAGAAATGGAAGGATTGGACACCACAATCGACTGGAAAAATACAGGGGATAACTCCTATGATGGAGAGAAGCTTTCCCTCCTCGTCCACGATGAAGCGGGTAAATGGGAAAAACCAGAAAACATCCTCAACAACTGGAGGGTTACAAAAACAACATTAAGATTAGGTTCTAGAATTATAGGTAAGTGTATGATGGGTTCAACATCAAATGCACTTGATAAAGGTGGAGAAAACTTTAAAAAACTATATTATAATTCAGACGTAACACAAAGAAATAAAAACGGGCAAACTCAGTCAGGTTTATATAGTTTATTTATTCCTATGGAGTGGAACTTCGAGGGATTTATAGATGAATATGGGCATCCTGTATTTGAAACACCTACTAAAGAAATAAAAAACTCTTATGGAGACACTATAGATATAGGTGTTTTAGATAGTTGGGATAATGAAGTTGAGGGGTTGAAGAATGATGCTGATGCTTTGAATGAATTTTACAGACAATTTCCTAAAACAGAGTCACATGCATTTAGAGATGAATCTAAAAACACTCTATTTAATCTTACAAAGATATACGAACAAATAGATTACAATGATTCTCTTGCAATAAAAACAAATATATTTAGAGGTAATTTTTATTGGAAAAACGGAGAAAGAGATACTGAGGTTGTTTGGGCTCCAGACAACAAAGGAAGGTTTTTTACATCATGGATTCCATCTTCATCAATAATGAATAACGTGATTGTGAAAGGCTCTAAAAGGTTTCCAGGTAATATACATATGGGTTCTTTTGGTTGTGATAGTTATGATATATCAGGAACTGTAGGAGGTGGAGGATCTAAAGGATCTTTACACGGAATGACTAAATTCCATATGGATGATGGACCAACTAATATGTTTTTTCTAGAATACATATCAAGACCACCAACAGCAGAGATATTCTATGAAGATGTTCTTATGGCTTTGCATTTTTATGGTATGCCTATTTTAGTAGAGAATAACAAACCAAGGCTTTTGTATTATTTAAAAGAAAGAGGTTATAGAGCTTTTTCTTTGAACAGACCAGATAAACATAAAAATATACTTTCAAAATCAGAAAGAGAATTAGGAGGGATACCTTCTTCAACAGCGGTAATATCAGTTCATGCTGAAGCTATTGAGAGCTATATAGAAAACAGTGTGGGAATCATAACTAATCAAGAAGATGTGGATTTTGGTTCTTGCGGAAATATGTTTTTCAACAGGACTTTGTTAGATTGGTCAAACTATGATATTAACAATAGAACAAGATTTGATGCAACTGTTAGTTCGGGTTTTGCTATTATGGCAAATCAAAGCAACAAGAACAGGGAAGTCAAAAAACGTAATCAAATAAATATTAACTTTGCAAAATACAGTAACAAAGGTTTTGTTAGTGAAATTATTACATAGATATGATAAATAACCCAAAGTTTACTTCTGGAGTAGGTTTTCCTAATCAATTTGCTTCAGACTTAGAGAAAGAAACGTTGGAGTACGGTCTTCGTGTAGGTCAAGCAATTGAATCAGAATGGTTCTCAAGAGATCACGGAACTTCTTTATATGGAGAGATGAGGTCAGAGTATTTGACAAGGAGGCTTTATGCCAGGGCTGAACAGCCAGTAGAGAAATACAAAAATGAATTATCTGTAAATGGAGACTTGTCTTATCTTAATTTAGATTGGACTCCTGTTGCTATTATTCCCAAATATGTTGATGTAGTAGTAAATGGTATTTCAAACAGGCTTTACGATGTAAAGGTAGAGGCTGTAGATTCATACTCTAGTGAAATGAGGGAATCGTTTAGGAAAGAAATGGAAGCTGATATGGTTGCTTATAAACCATTAAAGACTTTAAAAGAACAAACTGGAGTAGATGTTTTTAATTTTAGTGAAGAAGAATTGCCTAGATCTGAAGAAGAATTAGGTCTTTACATGAAATTAAAATATAAACAAGGCATTGAGATTGCTGAAGAAACAGCTATAAACTCTATACTTGAATTAAACGATTACGATGAGTTATCTAAAAGAGTTACTGAGGACAATGTAGTTTTAGGTATTTCCGCAATGAAACACAGTTTTGATGTTCACGATGGAGTGAATATTGAGTATGTTGATCCTGTTAACTTAATATATTCTCCAACAGAAGATCCTTCTTTTAAAGATTGTTATTATTACGGGGAAGTAAAAAACGTACACATTACTGAATTAAAAAAAATAAATCCTGATTTATCACAAGAAGAACTAGAAGAGCTTTCTAAGATGGCTAGTAGATTTGATGGGTATAAGACTACTTTAAATCAATCTACTCAAAGTGGTTTAGATAAGTCTAATGTGTCTTTACTTTATTTTTGTTATAAAACAGATAAAGACGTAGTTTATAAAATTAAAAAAACAGATACAGGAGGAGAAAGACCTATCAAAAAAGACTCTTCTTTTAATCCAGAGGAAAGCGAAAGATTTGTAAAAGCATCTAGAAGAATAGATGTTTGGTATGAAGGAGTAATGGTTCTTGGAACGAATAAGTTGATTAAGTGGGAGTTGATGAAGAATATGGTTAGACCTAAGTCTGCTTTTCAAAAAACAGTAGCTCCATACTTACTTTCTGCACCAAAAATGACTAAAGGTAAAGTTGATTCTTTAGTAAAAAGAATGATTCCTTTTGCAGATCAAATACAATTAGTTCATTTAAAACTACAACAAGTAGTATCAAAGATGATTCCTGATGGTGTTTTTATAGATGCAGATGGGCTTAATAGTGTTGATTTAGGTAATGGTGCATCATACAATCCTTCAGAAGCTTTATCAATGTACTTCCAGACAGGTAGTGTTATTGGTAGGAGTTATACTGAGGATGGAGAGTATAACAATGCTAGAGTACCTATACAGGAATTAACAAGTAGCGGGTCTAACGCGAAAATATCTAGTTTGATTAATATGTACAACTATCAGCTCAACATGATTAGAGCTGCAACAGGTATTAACGAGGCAAGAGACGGAAGTACTCCTGACAAATACTCTTTAGTAGGTATACAAAAATTAGCCGCTTTAAACAGCAATACAGCTACTAGACATATAGTTCAATCAAACATAAACATTACTAGAAATCTTTGTACTGCTTTATCATACAGGATATCTGACATATTAAAATATTCTAATTTTAGCGAGGATTTTGCCAAAATGATTGGTAAAAACAACTTTCAAATAATTACTGAAATACAAAACCTTCACTTGCATGACTTTGGTATCTATATAGAACTTGAGCCAGATGAAGAAGAAAAACAACTTCTAGAACAAAACATTCAAATATCTCTACAGTCTCAAAAAATAGATTTAGATGATGCTATAGATATTAGAATGGTTAAGAATCTAAATTTAGCCAATATGTTACTCAAGGTTAGAAAATCTAGAAAACAGGAAATGGATTTGGACTTGGAGCAAAAAAGAACTAAAATGCAATCTGATGCAAATGCTCAGTCAGCTCAAGCTGCTGCTCAAGCTAGAACTCAAGAGAACAGTGTTAAGTCTCAATCAGAAGCTCAATTAGCTCAACTAAATAACAAGTTAGAGTTGCAAAAAATGGAAGCAAAAGCTAGACTTGAAAAAGAATTAGAGCAAATGAGATTTCAGCATCAAGTTGAATTAAAGAAGATGGAGATTGAAGGTTACACTAATAGAGAGTCTGTTAAAGAAGATAGAAAAGACAAAAGAACAGAGAAGCAGGCGTCTCAACAAAGTAAAATGATTAATCAAAGAAAAAAAGATTTACCACCTACAGATTTTGAGAGTCAACAGCAAGAGGCTCAAGATCCTATGAGTGGAATGATACAAAAAATGAACCAACAAAACATGTTGTAATTTGTATTACTTTTGTAAAGTATAATTTAATTTAATTTATTATGAGTGATGACACAATTAAGGTAGACCTTACCCAAAAGGGAGGTGATGCCGTTAAAGACAAATCAGCAGATGTTGATTTTAAAGTTGATTTATCTAAGCCTCCAGCAGAAAAGAAAGAGGAAGATAATAAACAAGAGGATAAAAAAGAAGCTGATTTAAAAGATCAGGCTGAAGAAACTGATAAAAAAGAAGTTTCAGAAGAGGATAAAAAAGAAAAATCTACAGAAATCAATTCTGACGAAAAGGAAAAGAAGGAAGTAGAGGAAAAAAAACTTACTAAAGAAGAAATATTAAGCTCGTATTTAACAGATAAATACAAGATTGATGTTGATACTTTAGAAGACGTTCTTTCAAATAAGGATAAAAAAGAAGTTCAAGAGCTTCCTGAAGAAGTTGAGAAATATCTTCAATATAAGAAAGAAACAAAAAGAGGGTTTCAAGATTATATGAAGTTACAACAAGACTTTAATGATGCTGACGAAAACAACTTACTTACTCAATATTATAAAGAAACTAATCCAGGCTTAAATGACGAGGATGTTAATTTTTTAATAGGAGAGAAGTTTGATTATGACGACAATATTGATACTGAGTCTCAGAAGAAGGTTAAGCAACTTGAAAAGAAAAAAGAATTATTTAAAGCTAAAGAGTATTTTAATAATCTAAAGGAAAAATACAAAGCTCCGCTTGAGTCAAGTGCTGAGAATGTGCCAGAAGAGTATAAAGAAGCTTTTAGTTTTTATAATAAACATCGGGAGGAATCCGAAAAAAACAAAAAGATACAAGACGATCAGCGTAATGTCTTTGATACTAAAACGAGAAAACTATTCAATGACGAATTCAAAGGTTTTGAATTTAATGTAGGAGAAAAGAAATTAACGTTTAAACCAAAAGACACTAAAGAAGTTATGGAGAATAACAGTAACCTTAACAACTTTATTTCAAAACACATTGACTACAAAGGATCTTTAAAAAATGCAGCTGACTATCATAAAGCTATGGACATAGCTATGAACCCAGAAAAATATGCAAAATTCTTTTACGAGCAAGGTAAATCCGATGCAGTAAATGAAGTTGTAAAAGACGGGAAAAACATTGATATGAATGTTAGAGGCAATGTGGATTCACCTAAAACAGGAACTAAGTTCAGAGTCTTACAAGATTCTGGAGATTTTAGTTCAGGATTAAAAATTAAAAAACGTTAAATCATTTAAAAAATTTTAAAAATGGCACAATCAATCACATTTGGAGGAGCTGGAACCGTAGGAGGTTCTACTTCTTTGACTCCAGCGCCATCTAAGGGATTACAAAATTCAAACTACCTTAGTAACGCTGATTACACTTTCGCACAACAATTCTTACCAGACTTGTATGAGAAAGAATTCGAAAAATACGGAAACAGATCTATCGCTTCTTTCTTAAGAATGGTAGGAGCTGAACTTCCATCTAGCTCTGATTTAATCAAATGGAGTGAGCAAGGAAGATTGCATGTACAAGCTGCAGGTACTATTAC